GCCTTGCGCTCCAGCGCCAGTCGCCAGGTGAGGGCGACCTGGATCGGGTCGTCCGACGCCGGGGTGCTCAGCCGGGTCGGCGCCGGCTGCCCCGTCGGGGCGGTGGCGGGGCTCGGCGCCAGGTTGGACAGATCCTTAGCCATCGGTGTGCTCCTTCTGGTGGGGTGCTAGGGCGACCTCCACCGACGCCCACCTCCGGGGGCGTTTCGTCCGGGGTCAGCGGACTCGTCAGGGTGGCTAGGCGTTGAGCTTGGCCTGGATGCGCTCCTCGCGCTCGGTCTTGATCTCGCTGGCGCGCTCGCCGTGCTCGACGGCCCACAGGTCGAGCTTGTCCTTGAGTTCGTCCAACTCCCGGCGGAAGGCTGCGCCCCCTCGGGGGAGCGTGCCCCCCAGGAGGAAGGACAGGCGGGTCGCGGCGTGGCGGTAGGCGGACGCCTGCCCCCGGCGGTAGCTCTCCGAGACGAAGCTCGGCGCCTCCTCGAAGGTGACGGCAGCCTTCTTGGCCTCGTAGTCCTGCTCCTCGGAGAGCAGCAGGCCGGCGAAGTTGAGGGCCCGCCCCTGGTACAGGGTGACGTGGCGCTCCTCGCCGTTGCCGTCCAGCACCTTCCACTCGAAGTCGGCGCTCTGCACCACGGTGAACGTCTGCATCGGTGTGCTCCTTCTGGTGGGGTGCATCTGGGCAGCCTCCACCGACGCGCACCTCCCGGGGCGCGTTTCGTCCCTGGCTGGGGGACTCTTCAGGGTGGTTAGAAGGGGCAGTCGTCCATCTCTGGGGGCAGGACGGGCGTCCAGAGCAGGGCGACCATGTCCCCGATGGGCCCGTCCTGGTCGGGCTCGTCGGGGTAGTCCTCGTAGATCGCCATCGGGTCGCCCTGCATGGCGATGTACCCGCTCTCGTTCGGGTTGAACTCCAGGCGCCCGGCGTCCTCGTCCCAGTACATCCCAGAGGGGATGACCGAGGGGCACTTGGGCTCGGGGCGGGGCGGGAAGATCTCCGCCAGGGTGGCGCCCTCGACGGTGACCCGGCCGACGCCGTCGTCGGAGACGGCGTACCAGCCCCCGGTGGTCGGGTGCTCCCCGACCATCTGCCGGGCGTAGCTGCGGGCCCCCTCCAGGGTCATGAACCGGCGCGTCGAGGAGTAGCCATCGACGGCCAGGTAGCGCACCACGTAGCGGTAGGTGGGCTCCCGGCGGGGCCAGCGGGTGGGGTTCTTCAAGTGCGTGCTCCTTCTGGTGGATCGGTGCGTTGGTGACCGATCCCCGACCCTCACCCTTGCGGGCTCGGGTTTCGTCTCCTGGTCGGGAGACTCGTCAGGGGGTTAGAGCGACTGAGGGGCGAGGGCGTCCTCGCTCTGGTAGAGGTTCCAGGCGAGGTTGCCCACCAGGTGGGTGGCGACGTTGAAGCCGCAGCCGGGCACGGGGATGTAGCCGTCCTTGTCCCGCTTGGTGTTCAGGGCGAGGGCGACCACCCCGGTGATGTCCTCGATGGTGGGGCGCACCTCGCCCCCCACGTACCGCATCCCGGTGCGGAGGACGGACACCCGGCGCAGCATCCCGGAGCGGGACACGGTGCGGGTGACCACCGTCACCTGGGAGCCCTTGGGGAGCCACGACCGCAGGCAGTTCTGGGCGTGGGCCATGTTGGGGTGAGACATGAGTGTGCTCCTTCTGGGGCCGGTGCATCGGTGACCGATCCCCGACGCACCCCCTCAACCTGGGGGTGCGTTTCGTCCCTGGTCGGGGGACTCGTCAGGGGGCTACTTGACCGAGATGACCACGCCGTTCTTGAGCGTGGCCTGGGCGTACCAGCGGTGGGGCTGCGGGTAGTGGGGCCCCTCCAGGTAGACCCGGCCGTCGGGGACGGTGTCCCCGCCGAACGGGCCCGGCTGGTAGACGGTCACCTGGTCGCCAGAGGCGACGGCGTCCTTGAGTGCCTTCTTCGAGGGGAAGTTGCGATGGGTGTACATCTGGGCTCCTTCTGGGGCGGTTCGACCTACCCCGACCTGGCCCCCGAGGGGGCCCAGGTTTCGGCTCCTGGTCAGGGAGCCATCGTCAGGGGGCTAGAGCAGGTTGCCGTGGTCGTCGCAGTTCGGCTCGTCGGCCGAGGGAAAGACGGTGGTGGCGCGCACCGCTGTCCACCGCCACGCCAGGGAGTCGGCTGCCTCCCGAGCGATCCCCGGGGTGCGGTAGCGCATCCCGTTGCCGACCCAGTCCTGGTCGCCAGGGGTGAGCACCATCACTCGGTAGCTGCGGACGGACCCGCCGGCTCGGGAGATGTTGTCCCGCTCCTGGTACTGGCGACGGGAGATCTCCTCGGGCAGCATGAGGGTGTCCTGGTTGGTCAAGGGCGTGCTCCTTCTGGCAGGGCTGCGTCGAAGGCGACCGCTGCCGACCCGGGGCCCGAGGTGGGCTCCAGGTTTCGTCTCTGGTCAGGAGACTCATCAGGGCAGAGCGAGCTAGATGGCGGAGGTGACGACCCCGTGGGTGCGGATGACGAAGACGAACCGCTCCGGGTCGGCCTGAGCCGTCCGGCGCAGCCCCTTGGTGCAGTCCAGCACATCGTTGACGCCGAGGAGGTCCACCTCATCGAAGGAGGACATCCCGTCGTCGTTCCAGACGGTGAACGTCGGGTCGGCGCCCGACCCCGGGGCGAAGGTGGTGATGGTGCCGATGGGGCAGCCCGGCGCCCGGCTGCCGTCCAGGGACGGCAGGAGCAGGTACAGGGTCGCCTCGGTCACGATCTGGGCCTTGTCGCGCAGCATTGATCTGGGCTCCTTCTGGCGGACAGGTGACCTGTCCCCGACCCGGTCGCAAACTTTGCGACCGGGTTTCGTCCCTGGTCAGGGGACTCGTCAGGGGGTGATCTGGGCTAGAGGGGCCAGTACCAGGAGCCCTCTTCGAGGTAGCTCTCGGTCAGGCCCCGGCGACGGAGCGCGGTGAAGGTCTGCTCGGAGACTTCGAGCCAGCCCGCCGTCTTGTTCCAGCGGGGGTGGCCCTTGGTCTTCGTCTTGACCTGGAAGGGCGAGGAGCCGGCGTAGTCAGCGATCAGGCGCCGGGCCAGGGTGATCTGGGCGTAGTAGTCCATCGGTGGGCTCCTTCTGGTGGATCGTGGCGCTCTGCGCCTGGTGGCCGATCCCCGACCCCGTCATCGGCAGTGACGGGGTTTCGTCTCCTGGCCGGGAGACTCGTCAGGGGGTTAGAAGTCGTCGTCGTCGTCGTCGGCGCAGTCGGTGTCGTCCAGGGCTTCGACCCAGACGCGACAGGTGACGAGCGTCTCGCCGTCCTCGACCAGGACGGCGGTGGCGGAGGGCCCGCCCGCGCTGCCGTGCAGCCGGACGTTGCCGGCGACGTGGAAGTTGGGCTCGTTGGTGAACTTGCCCTCGGCCAGCAGATCGGCCACGCGGTCGGCCCACGCCCGGCGGGCGAGTGCCTCGGTGGCGAACTCCGCCTCGACCAGATCGACGCCGGGCTCGCAGACGATGCCGTGCTGCGTCTCGATGAGGGTCCAGATCTTCTTGGTCACAGGTGTGCTCCTTCTGGTGGACGGTCAACCGTCCCCGACGCCACCCCTGGCAGGGGCAGCGTTTCGTCCCTGGTCGGGGGACTCGTCAGGGGGTTACTTCGACGGGCAGGCGACGTGGACGGCCCGGCGCCCGGGCTCCCAGAGCACCGGGGCGCCGGGCTCGATGGCTCCCTTGCACAGGGGGCACTTGGAGGCGAACCTGGCCGTGATCTGGCGGGCGGTCTTGGGGTCGCTGGCCCCGGAGGGGCCGACGTAGTACGTCCCGGGCCGGGGCGCCCCCCGGAAGGGACGGTCGTAGATCGGGGCTCCGGAGTAGTCGGTCTTCATCGGTGGGCTCCTTCGTGGGTCAGAGTGTTTCGCGCTTCTGATCACATCCGGGGTGCGATCCCCGGCGACACTCGGCACTCGGTCGCTCCCGCCCTCGCCCCCCGCCCTCGGTCAGGCGACAACCTGACGGGGCGGGCGGGGGCGCTCGGGAGCGGTTCAGCACTCCGGCGATGTCCCGGCTGCCCCGCGTCACCCCCCAGCGACGGGGGAGCACAGCAGGCAGCCGGCGGGCTCCGGTGAGGAGCCGTAGGCCAGGAGTGGAACCGGCGCGCCGGCCGGGGGAAGGAACCCCAACCGGCGCGTCCAGATCAACTCGATCTCGTTTCTCCGAGCTTCCCGTTCGGTGTGCGACTGCCCAGGTGACCCGGAGGTGTCGCAGGCGGTGTCCCAGAAGGGACACCCCTGCACTCGGGGGGATGCGACCGGCTACGACCGGTGCGCCACCTGGCTTCCTCGCTCCTGCGCTCGGAGTGCCTATTGTCCTCGCCTCAGCCTCCCGGCTGTGGTCTGGCGCCGTCTGTCCGTCGGAGTGTCCGCTCCGCCGGCTCTTGTCGAAAGTGCGCCGGGTCGCCCCGGGCCGGCTCACCACCGGCACCAAAGTTGTACCCGACCGCCCCAAACGTCCCGATCTGGTCGAAACGTGGTGCCACCAGGTAGCACGGCAGGGGCTCTACCAGATAGGGGAGCCGGCCCTCGTGCGTGAGTAGAGCAGCGGAAACGGGCCCCCAACGGCCCCCGAGGTTGAGGCGGCTGCAACCTGCTGGTGGGCTAGCTGACCCGAGCTACCAGATGGAAACGAATTTCCCGGGGTAAGACGATCCTTACCCAAAAGTGGAGAACGGGTTGAGCGGAGACTAACGGAGCGTTAACACTCATGCCGTCAGGCTGAGACGAAACGTCCACAAAGACATGAAGTTAGACATAAAAGGCTGCGGGAGGACATGACCAAGGCGTAGACTGCCGATCAACTGGGCATCAATGCGGCCCATGAGGGGGAGAAGAAGCAGTGCCTTGGAAGAAGGGCGAGAGTGGCAATCCGGCGGGCAGACCGAAAGGCTCGATGAGCGTCTACGAGAGCCTTGAGCGAGCCCTTGCCCGAAAGTGGATCGTCCCCGAGGGGGAAGACGTGGGGGAGACGAAGACCTACCTTGATCGACTGTGTCGCAGCATGGTTGATCTCGCCATTGCCGGGAGTGTTCCCGCGGCGCAATGGGTCGGAGACAGGTTCGAGGGTCGGGTCACGTCGAAGGTGGAGTTGAGCGGAGCGAGCACAAACAACGTGGTGGTGGTGCCCTGGCTCCCGGCGACCGAGGACGCCATCCAGGCTGCGCGCCGGGGTGGCCTGCCCCACCCTACCCAGGACACCCAGGAGCCGGCCGACCTGGTGGGGGCAGAGGTGATCGACCAGGTGGACGTGGTGGCAGAGGCTGACAGTTCGCAGGAGTGAGCCAGGAGCGTGGGTGCGCCCGGGGAGAGCAGCGCCCCTGCCCCCAGCACGCTGGAGCCCCCTGCTGTACGTCCCAGCCGGGCACGGCGCCACCCGTGGCCCCCGGGGGCTCGGTGCAGCCACGCCCAGATCGAGGCAAAAGGCCACCGATGCCCCCCCACGGGGTGCCGGGTGTCTCTGTACGTTGAGGGTTCCCTACGCCCACACCACACCAAATCCGGCTTACACGCTACCGAGTACCAGTATTCCTCGGAATACTCGCCGCCGCCCCTTCCTCAGAACAATTGACTTGGGGCCCACCACCCACTACACTCCGTCCCATCCCGGGGGAGGCGAAGGGGGGTAAGGGGGGAAGTGGTGGGTAAAAACCACCGAATCCCTCCCCCCTGGAACCCACGATCCTGGGATGACCGAGAGAAGAGAGGGGGATCGCCGGCTCTCCGTCGGGGGTTATCCGAGCCCGTCCGGCCGCGGGCGCAGGGCGGTCCCTCTTCTCTGGCTCTCTGGTAGAGTGCCGCTGTGACCCAGGCACCGAGTGCTGCCCCGCCCGGCCCGGTGGCACAGCGCGCCCTCTACAACCTCTGGCCCCGCCAGCGGCAGGCGATGGCCCTCTTCGGCTTCGGCAACCCCGCGGCGGGTGACCCCTACTTCCGGGACGGTGCGCCCGGGCGGGAGCCCGTCGAGGAGATGCTGTACGGGGGCCAAGCGGGCGGGGGCAAGAGCTTGTTGGCCCGGGCCCTGGCCCTCACCGTCATGTCCTTCTGGTCCGGCGCCGTCGTCGGGCTGTTCCGGCGGACGTACCCCGAACTTGAGGACTCCCACATCCGCCCCATCCAGCGCGAGGTGGCCGGCACCGCCTTCACCTGGCACGAGGGCCGGCGGGAGTTGCGCGCCCCCAACGGCGCCGTCTGCCTCTTCCGCTACTGCGACAACCGGGAAGACCTGGGCCACTACCAGTCCGCCGAGTTCGACGTGCTCATCATCGACGAGAGCACCCACTTCCCCGGCGACTGGATCGAGTTCCTCCGCTCCAGAGTCAGGAGCACGAGGCCGGGGTGGCGCCCCATCATCCTCTACACCACCAACCCCGGGGGCCTCTCCCACACCTACCACAAGAAGCAGTTCATCGACCCCCACCCCCCCGGCACCGTCTGGATGGCCGACGAGGAGGACGGGGGGCTGCGCCGCGTCTTCCACCAGGCCAAGCTCGAAGACAACCCCGCCCTCGACAAGGAGTACCGGCGCCGGCTGGTCGGCATCCGCGACGAGCAGCTACGGCGCGCCCTCCTCGAAGGCGACTGGAACACGCT